GGATGCTGCCGATCACGATGTGGACGTGGATGTTTCCCGAATGGTTGTGCCCATCCGGGTGAGTGCAGACGATGGCAGGATGACCGGGAAAGTTTTCTTCGCAGAATTTCAGGCCAAGGGCCTGTGCCTTTTCCATGGTCAGCCCGTTGTCGGCTGCATCTCGTGGGTCAAAGCTGATGATATACTGGTGACTTTTGATATCACCATGCTGGGTGTTCTTGCCATACTTGCGGTTTGCCAGCAGACAGGCAGTTGCAAACGAGAAATCGCCACACTCAAGGGTGTCGAGCACATACGATTCCCGCAGCTTCGGCTTGCCTTGCTCGTCCAGAATTACCTTGCCGGAAAATTCATCGTGCTGGTAAACGAGGTACGCTTCGATGGCGGTGTAGTCCAAGTTTTTATTACAATTCGATTATTCAAATCGTTGGCAACAACATCGAGTATGGCTAAACACGATAACTATAAGAAAGAGAGGACCGAAACGGCCCTCTCTTTTCATTTTTCGGATTTTGGGATGCGCGGGTATATCTCAATGGTGAAACCATCAGGACTTTTTTTGCGCTTCTCGTTTAGCTTCTGGTAGACGACCTTTTCGAGCACTTCTTTTAGGAGAGCGTTTTTCTCCTCGGCCGTTTCGAGCAGCGGGTACACGTCGAGCAAATTCTTAACCTTAGGGATGATGTCACGGCGGCTGGTCTCCCGGAGCTTCTCCTCGGTCAACTCACGGGAGCAGCGGGTGACGCTATCCTTTGCGGAAGCGATTTTGTCGGAGAGCATTCGAGAACGGGACAGAAATGTGTCTGTGTCGTAGATGCCCTGCTCGAGGAAGTCGTGGGTGCGTTCGAGCTGCTGCTGCAATTTGCGGAGCTCGGCCTCCGCGCTGGTGAGAGCTTTTTCCCGGACGCCGACCGACGACACGGAGGACGACGCGGCAGCAGAGCTCCACTCGAGCTCATAGCCTTTCATCCACTCGGAGAGGCCCTGTATGACGCGCTCCTCGACGATAGGGAGATAGCTCGAGCAATTCGGGCAGCCGCGACGAGGGCAGCGCACGACCGGCATATCTGGATGGACAGGGTTTATCATCCGCATCATCTGCCTGCCGCACTCGGAGCAGACGAGCAGACCGGCCAGAGGATTCCGGACAACCTTTTCTTTGCGCGTGGAAGTATTCTCACTCCGGGTGAGCTTATCGTTTGCGAGCTCAAATGTTTCTTTCGGAATGAGCGGAGGGTGAATGCCTTTGAATACGCACTCTTTCTCTGGGTCGGCAGGACCGCGCACAGAAACGACCTTGCCGTCAACCACTTTCTTCTTCGTCTCACGGCTGCCCCAGCGCACCATGCCGATGTACGTCGGATTCTTGATGATTCCGCGAATGGTGATTCTTGCCCATTGCGAACCGGACGGAGACGGGATGCGCATATCGTTGAGCCTCGTGGCGATTGAACCCAAAGACAGCGGGCGAGCGGAACCATCCTCGTCCTGCAAACCGACCGTGTACAGGTCGAAAATCATACGAACTATTGCGGCCTGCTCCTCGATGGGCTCGAGTGAGCAGCCCTTTTCGTTTTTGAGCTTTACCCGACGATAACCAAAGGGAGCTAGACCGGACGGCCATTTGCCCTCTTTGGCGGAGGCGAGGCGACCGCGCTGCAACCGGCGGTTGATGATTTTGTACTCGCGGCGGCTCATAAACAGGCCGAACTCGAAATACTCCTCGTCGAACTCGTTGTCAGGGTCATACGTTTTTATAGGGGTTATTATTTTTGTCCCGGAGAACTTGAATGTCTGCGCGATGATGCCTTGGTCGATGGTGTCGCCGCGCGCCAGACGCTCGACCTCCATGACGAGGACGCCGGACCAGACGCCCTGCTCGACCTCGGAGAGAACCCGTTGCATCATTGGGCGGGCAGCGATGGTGTCACCAGAGACGACCTCACGGTAAATATCGGTCACGTTGAGATGCTGCCTTTTCGCCAGCTCGAGCAGAGTGTGCTCGTGCCGGGAGAGCGTTTCGCCCTCGCCGTGTGCCTCTGCCTCGAGGTCGGAACGAGACTTGCGCAGGTATATGAGATACTGCTCCATGATGACCTCCAAACAAAAAGGCCCGCGCCGGAGCGCAGGCCAATAGGTTACTTGTTGCTGTCTTTTAAGGCCGCAACATCGGCCTGCAAGAGGCTATCCAGAATAGAGGCGGTCTTGGCCTTGAGCGTGTTCTGCTTCTCCATAATCTGCGGGAAAGCATCTGCCAGGTCTCCCCCGCAATCAGCGAGGATGCTCTTTATCTCGCCGCGACCGGTTTGCAGCTCAGAGAACAGCTCGCGGTACAGGGCCAGCTCTGCTGCGTTCTGCGCGTTCATGCACCGGGAGAGCAGCACATAGACCGAATCGAACGTCGAGGAGACGACGACGCGGAGCTCTTTCGAGAGGGCGTCATATCTGCGCTTGAAGTTTGCGTTGTCCTGACGGAACGCCTCGTTACCGTGGGCGCGCTCATCCTCGCGGCCCAGCAGATAGTCAGTGGTTACCCCGAAATAGTCCGCCATCTGGCAGAGCAGGGCGAAATCTGGCTCTTTGCCCTCGGTCTCGTAGCCGGAGACCGTAGTGCGCTGCTTGCCGCAGAGGCGGGCAAACTCTGCCTGCGTCAAATCTTTCTCCTTGCGGAGCGCGACCAACCGTTCAGAAAACTTATCCATACAGACGTACCTCCCTAAGACTTTTATATTGTATCACAAAAATCCCCTCACGGGGACAAATGACGCTAACTGCGTCATAAATAGCAAAAAATTTTTGAAAAAACTTGACTTTGACCCAATTAGGGACTATAATAAACCACAGAAAGACCCCAAAAGGGTCACACAGAAAGGAGGAGACAGGCGGAATGCGGAAAAAGCTGCAAACGCTCCGAGAGGGCGCAGGCTATACCCAGCAGACTTTCAGCGAGCGACTGGGCGTGAGCCGGAGCCACTACGCACAGATTGAGAGCGGAGACAAGAATCCGTCCCTCAAGCTGAGCCTGAAAATCAAGCAGGCCCTCGGCTATCCCTACGACGACCTTTTTTTTAACCCGAAGCGACCCGTTTCGCGTCATTGATGCGAAATGATGACGCCAAAAGCAAACATTTGGCGTTTCCTTGTAAATATTTTAACCGAAAGGAGGCACGGGATAAATGCCTAAAATGGCAACGAAAGCCGCAGATAACGTGTTCTACAAGGCACGAATCGCAGCGGCATCGTGGAACGACCGGTTAGGCAGCAGAGAGGGTGCGTCAGAGGTGACCGGCATCGACCGGACACGGCTCGCCAACATCGAGCTCGGAACCATCAACCCGCATCCGGAGGAGGTCCTGATGCTGTCGGACACCTACAACGCGCCGGAGCTGCAAAACCATTTCTGCTCGCACCTCTGCCCGCTCGGCATCGGGACGATTTCACCGATTGAGCTGGAAGAGCTCGAGCGGGTCACATTGCAGCTCATTTCGGCAATGAAGTCGTTACCGGAGGTCAAGGACGGAATCATCGACATCGCGGCCGACGGCGTCATCGACGCGAAAGAAAAGCCGCGCATGGAGCAGTACCTCGAGGTACTCGACGAGATAACGAACAAGGCTCAGACCTTGAAGCTCATTTACAGAAAGCAATTCGGAAAACAGGAGGTGTAAAAAGTGTTGGAGGCGAAGCAGAGCGGGAACGTCGTGGAGGACTTCACCATCGGGAACACCCGAATCAAGATTTGCGACGACTTCTGCCGGACCCGGACGAGCGGAGAGGTCAAAGAAATCCTCAACCGCGTCGCACGGAGGACGGTCGGCTCGCTCACGGCAGCCGCCACACCTGATTATGGATGCGCTTAAAAGAAAGATGGAGATTGCGGCCGTTGCGTTTTTCTGCACAGTCACCGCACTCATTGCGGCTTATTCCTGCGCGACGACGGCCGCAGCAAACCTCGCACAGCAGACAGCAGCAGCACCGGCAACGGAATATGTGACGCTCGCCTACATGGAGGTGCAGCCAGAGGCCGAACAGGAGCCGGAGCTCCTCTACGACGTGCCCATGAGCGACGAGCTGCAACGGTACATCCGGGAGCAGGCGGAGCGGCAGGACGTCCCATTTGAAATCGCCCTCGCCGTCATCGAGCGGGAGAGCAGCTACCAGCCGGATGCGGTCAGCGACACCGGAGACTTCGGCCTCATGCAGATTAACATCTGCAATCACCGCTGGCTCTACGAGGAGCTCGGAATTACGGATGTGATGGACCCGGAGCAGAACATCGAGGCTGGCCTATACATCCTCGGGCAGGCGTTCCAAAAGTACGACGACCCGGACAAGGCTCTCATGGCCTACAACATGGGCGACAGCGGCATGAAATCAGCGTGGAGCAAGGGCCAGCACAGCAGCAAATACAGCCGCGCAGTCATTGAGACGGCGCAGGCCCTCAAGAGAAAGGAGCACTAAATGAACTGGAAGATTCACAGAGCGATTCTCATTGCGGCCATCTGGATTGCAGAGGTCCTCTCGGCCGGTATCTGCGGATTCATCGCCGCGCTGGCACTCATTCCGGCCAGCTACGCCGCGCGCGGCTACTTCGCCTTTGGTGGCGAGTGGCTTATCGTGCTCGGCGTCACGCTGCTTGCGTTCCACGTCATCAACAACGCATTCTTCAAGATGCTCAAGGACCACTGAAAGGAGGTGAACCACATGGCTGAACAGAACCTTTTCTGCCTCTGCGGCAGATGCTCGCGCAAGCTGCGCAGCGCGGCTGCCCGTCGCGTCGGTATGGGCTCGACCTGCTGCCGCAAGGAGACGGGCAAGACCATCACCCAGTTGCTCAAGGAGCTGGACGAGCAG